CGTCGGCTGATAGAATGACACTCCAGTTTTGCTGTGCGGGTCATCCGTAATGGTCGTGCCGCCATCCACATCAAGAAGATTGGCATAGCCGGGATTGATATACTTGAACGACATAGCGCACCTCCTACATCGAAGCCACTACAAGCCCCTCGGCCTGGACATCCACGGAGGTGTCGTTCTGCGGATTCTCGTCCGTGCTGCTTATGGCCTTGAGCCAGAAGATGGTATTGGCCTCGCCCACACCCTCCAAGACAATCGTATCCTGCCAAGAGGCAGATGAGAGAGCGGCTTCGGCATCGGCATAATCTTCATCGGCGGCTGCCTTCCACTTCGCCATGTTCGTGCCGACAAAACGGATGGTGGTTTTGCCATCAATGCAATATCCTGCATCGCAGCGCACCGCGCATTTGACGGCCTTGGCCTCGGCCTTGCTGGCATCCAGGGTGACGGAGATAGGCGAGAGTTCCGTGCCAGAGGATGCCTCCGTGCCGTCCGTCCTTCCTGCTGTGGGATTCCCGTAATAGATGTGAAGCTGATCTGCCATTTTCATACCCTCCAAAATTCCAATGTAGCTTTGACTGCCTTGGGGAAATGGGGAACATACTGGTAAGACTTGACCACCACACGCATATTCTCCCAGACCACTCCCGCCTCATCGGAAATGTTCACGGGAGTCCTGCTGTCCCAATAGCCCTTGATGGTTTCCCAACTGCCAGAAAGCACCGTGATAGTGCAGGAAACCTTATCGCCCTCGGCAACATGTCCGTAATCCTGAACTGCCACACCGCCCACAATCTCAATCTGCTGCTGCCGGTCATCCGGAACAATCTCCCAGTTCTCGACCTCCAGTGTCCTTGCATCACCAATCTGAATATGAATTGTCCCCACCTCCCAGGGCGTTCTCTACGGCGGGCGTGATGCGGTCAGCCACCTGGTCGGCCAGCATCCGCATCCCTTCGTTGTCCTGCGTCACGGCGTTCTCAATATTGACCTCAACGGTCACCTGGCGATTGTCGGTGATTTGGTTTTGACTGCCGCCAATGCCGTCCTGAGATACGGGAGCCGAGCCGAGCTTGTCCATCTGCTGACGGATGCCCTTCAGTTCCGAGTTCATGCTCCCCATAACCTCGTCGTAGCTGTATTCCTTGCCGTCCACGCTCATGCGGAAATTCTGCCGCATCTCTTCCTGCTCACGGGCAATAGCCTCCGGGTCACGGAAGTTGGGCAGGAGATTCTCGATCATGGATTTCCGGGCTTGCTGGAAACCTTCCAGCTGCTCCGGCGTCATGCGAAGATCATCCATCGTGAAGCCGTGCGCCTGTTTGTAGTAATCTGCCAGCCCTCGCTCCCCGCCTTGAAGATATGCCTGGTATTCCTCCTTCTGGGATTGGAGGATCTGGAGTGCGGCGTTGCGTTTGGCATCGAGTTTTTCCTTCTCTGCCCAGCGCGTCGCCTGGACTTCATCCAGCCCTTTTTGAATCCATGCATGTTTCTCCCTCTCGATATCGTCCAGGCGGTTCTGAAGTTCCGTTTTCCATACGGAATTGATTTTTGATGCAACCTCATTTTCCCAGGTTTCCATAACCCTGGCCTTGCTTGCCTCTGCCCATTCGGCAGCGCTGACCCCGTCCAGCCCCTTCTGGCGATAGGCTTGGGCTTCGCGGTCGATATTGGCCAGCTGGTTCTGAAGTTCCGTCCGATAAACAGCCTGAGTGCTGTCCACCACGTTCCTTTGAAAATCCTCATAGACTTTCGCCTGCCTCGCTATCTTGTACTCGTCCAGCAGATCGACATCCGCACCCTTTGCCTTGAACTGCTCTACCTCCCGATTGATGGCATGAAGAGAGTTTTCCAGTTCATTGTGGGTAAGGTCATAGAGACTGTCGGTGAGCTGCTGGTTGGCCTTGGATGACTCCTCAGTCGCTTTGGCGGCTTCCTTTTCCGCATCGGCGCGTTTCCTGGCAGCAGAAGCATTCTCGAACTGTGCCTGTCTGTTCTTCTCCGCTTCCATGGCGGCCGTTTTCTCGGCCTCGGCCTTCTCCTGGAGTGCCTTCTGCTCATCCAGATAAGCCTTGTACTCATCCCCGTACATCCTGTCCAGGATGGCTCCGCCGATAAAGGGAATCGGTATAAGGGGCGCTGCCGCCGGATGGTTCTCCTCCAGCCACTTGTTGGCCTTCGCATGCTCTGATACTGCGTGGAGCTGCTCCCCGATAAAGACCAGGAGTTCTGCCACGGTCTTAAGTGCCGAGCCCCAGCCTTTGACGGCATCCGCAATGGTGTCTTTGTTGTCCTGGACAACCTGCACCATTTCCCGGAAGGAATCCGTGACACTGGGCATGAGCTCCGTAGCGAGTGGCAAAAGAGCCGCCCCGAAGGCCGACTTGAGTTGTTCCATCTCCATTTCCATCGTTTTCCATTGGAGCCATGTCCTGTGGCTTTCTTCCGGATTCAGAAGGCCTGTGGTCTTGACGCTGGCGGCGACCTGCATCAAATCATCATACTGCTCCAGAAGCGGAATCAATGCCGCGCCCCTTGCGCCGAGGACTTCTGCGGTATATGCTTCCTCCTGCCCCATCTCCATGGCATACTGGTAACCCTTGGCAAGCTGGGACAACTGCTCATTGAGGGGCAGGAGGTTTCCGGCCTGGTCCTGCAAGGAAATGCCGAACCGTTCCATGGCCTTGGTGGTTTCGTTGCCGGACTCCCCGGCAAGCTCCACCTGCTTGTCAAGTCTTGCAATCAACGGGACAACACTCATCACGTCCATGCCCGCCAGCTGGAAGGTGCGGCTCAGCTGTCCCGCCTCAGCCGCCGATGCATGGAGCCTCTTGGTAAGCCGATAGAAATTTTCCCCGGCCTCCATGGCACCCTTCGTGATGGAAAACAGCCCTGCCCCGGTGGAAAGAACAGCCATTGCCGCCGCAGCCTTGACGGAGAGCGTGGAGAAGCCACTGGTAAGGCTGGAAATTCCTCCACGGGCCCTGGCAAGCCCCGCCGTAAGCATTGTGCCGAAAGTTCCTGCCCTGGCAGTTGTCTGCGTGATTGTCCCACCGAGAGCCTTCATCTCGGCATTGATCTTTCGGACTTCAGCCTCGGTCTGGGCCACAATCCTCTGCTGCTTCAGGAGATTGGTTTCTGCCCGGTGCGCCGCGTCGCTGTCCTTGCCGGAGGCCTTTTGGGCATCCCGAAGGACGGCGGCGAGGATTTCTTCCTTCTTCCGCTGGATATCCAACTGCTGATTGATGGCCTGATGCTTAACCTTGAGTTTATCAAGCTCCGTGCCGACACCCTCCAGTTTGGCGAGGTCAACGTCCATCTTCAGCTTGATCTGGTTGGCCTTGCTCCCCAAACGAGCCACGGCCTGGGATACGGTTTTTCCCGCTGTGTCGAAGTCTAACTGGAGGCGGGCAATGTCCAAGCCAAGGCTGATATACAGTTCGTCAATCTGCTGACCGCGCTTTGCCATCTATGCCCACCTCACATAACATCATCAATGTATTTCTTGGATTTCTCGTCATCCATCAGAGCCACAACCACAAGCTGGTCGAGAAGAAAGGCTATCTCATGCTCGTCAATCTCCCACATTGTCCAGCCATAGGCTTGTTGGAGCCGCTCATAATAGAGCAGGATATTCTGGTACGGGGACAGATTTACTCCGTCCCCGCTTCTGCGTTTGGGAGCTTCACCAGTTTGGCAAAGGTTTGGGATTGCAGCCAACGGAATAACTCCCTCGTGAATGGGACGACCTCGCAGATTTCCAGGGCATCCTCCACAGTCTCCTTGGTCACCTCAGGCTTGCCAAAGGCGAGAACAATGAGGTCAATGTGGGCATCGAGGAAATCGTCGATGGGCATCTGCCCCTTGTCCTGGTCGAAGAAAGCAAGAAACTCCCGCCAGACCTTCATCTTGGGGGATGCGGGTCTGACTACCTTGCCGCCTATAATCAGCTGAGGATTAACGGGAACAGGGTTTTCATCGTGTATGCTATTCAAGAAAATTCACCCCTATCAAATTTTGTCTTTATCAGAACGACATCTGGCTTTATAATATTTTTGTTTACCTATTGTTTTGATGCAAAGGAGTGCCTCGATGTCTTATTTCTATGTGTTTGTCGGTGGTGGAATAGGTGCTGTTTGCCGATATGCCGCCACAACAACCATCGGTGCCAGGTTTGGGATGTTTTTCCCATTTGGCACATTATTTGTCAATATTGTGGGAAGTTTTCTCATAGGACTTATCCTTGGTTTACTTCTCCCCATGGCAAAATCACTTCATTTGCTCCCGGAATCCGTTCGCCTTATGCTAACTGTAGGATTTTTAGGTGGATTCACCACATTCTCATCATTTAGCATGGAAACTCTCACATTACTGCGAAACGGGAATATCCTTCTGGCTTTTTTTAATATCGGTGCAAATGTTATCTTGGGATTACTTGCGGCATGGTTGGGCTGGTATCTAACAACCTTTCTGAATAAATAACCGTCAGACATTGGCATACCAGTCGTTCGTGGTGTTGTCATATCCGCTCTCGGTATCCGCATATGTGTAGGAATTTCCATCCGACAGGCGATAGATGGCTTTTGCCGTAAGTGTCGGGGTCTGGTAGGAAATGTTCTGCTCCTTGGTGGAGCCTTTGACAGCAGGCTCGCTGAACAAAACTTTGAAGAACTTCAAGAACCTCACGCCGCCGTTCCTTTTGTCGCTCTGGAACATAACCCCAAAGTAAGGAGCCGCATCGTCCTTGTTTGCCATCATCTGGCCGTTCTCAAACGTATGCCCCAGGAGATATGCCACATATTCCAAGGGCAGGGCCGCCGTATCGAAGGTCAGCTCATAGGAGGCAGTATTCGATGCCGAGTCGATGGACTGCCCATCGGCGTAAAGGTCTGCGCTGCTGTTGGATGGCTTGATGTCCACGTTGCGGAGAATCTTCCCCAGGGAGATCGGCTCCTCGTAGGTCGTGCCCTCTGCCGTATCTGTGAGCATTTTCGCTACATGAAGTTTCTGGATGTTGATGAACTGGCCGCTTGCAAGGCGGCTTGCCGGTTTTGCCATTACAAATCAACCCCCGTTCCGATTTTGTAATCCACGCATAAAATAAACAAATCCTTCTCTGTGATTTCCACCGTCTGCCCGCGCATGAAGCCAAAGCGGAGCATGACCTTTTGAAGTGCCGAGTAAATCTCGCCGTAGTGTCCATCCCTGGTCAGGATGTGAATCCGCACCGTGACACGCCGCTCCATCTCTTCGCCATCGGCTACCAAAGCCGGGACATCGGAGATGATATTGTAGACGAGGATGGGATAGCTCCCGGCATCGGGGCTCTGCCCCGGATAAATACATCGGCCTTTCCTGTCCTTGACCAGCCTTGAGGTTAGTTCCCGCGAGGACATAAGAGCCGCATACACCTGTTCCTTGAGATTCATCTTTTTCGGATCGCCTCCCTGACAGCCTCCACAATCTTTTTCTTCACAGTCTCCCGCTTGGCATCCAAAGCGGGATACAGGAAAGGCTCATTGATTTTCGGGCTGAACTCCACAATCTTTCCGTAATACAATCCATCCCTGGCCTGGGCATCGGCTACAATGCGGTATTCCCTGCCGCCTTTTCTCTTCTCGGCATGGATGGAATCCCGGAGCGCACCCTTGACCACACGTCGGTCGGTTCCGTCATAGACGGGGCACCGTTCCCTGGCCTCCTTCATCACAATCTCCGCACCCTCGGCAAGGGCATCCTTGGCGGCACTTTCTGCCGCCTCGCCCAACTGCCGGAGGATGGTATCGACTGAGTCAAACCCTTTTGCCATCTTCCACCAGCTCCCTGACTTCCAGGACAAGATACTGCCGGTTGCACCGCATATCATAGGCAGGAGCCGATTGCACAAACTTCCGGCTGCGCCAACGGATGATGTCGGTGACCTCGATATCCTCCCGGTAACGGATGACAATGCGGTAGTTTACCTCCTCCACCTTCTCCGCATAACCGTCGGAGATTTTGGCGGCATAGGGGAGAATCTTTGCCCAGACGGTACAGACTTCTTCCTGCCCGGATTCGATGAGATTCCCTGCACCGTCCTCCGCAGTCACAGGACGCAGGATGGTGACCCTCTGCCTCAGTTCGTTGAGTGTGATGTACATGCATGTTCCTTCTCTCGCTAAAAATTCTTCTGCCAGGGGCTGATTTTTCTTCCCCGAAATGCAGGTATCCCCGTGAAAGGACGTGATACAGAATGCTTCAAACAGCCTTGTTGGAAAAGAACCGTCTCGTTTCGATGCATACCCTGAAGAGGATAACGAATCCTCAGCCGTGTTTTCTTTGTTCCAGGCTCGGCATAGCATACCGGAAGGAACGAAAGGACATCGATGCCTTCTGCCGGAAGTACAATTTCACATGCCAATGGAAAGATGGCCACATCCAGGTCAATGGACCAGTAGATTCCTGGCGAATCGTCTATTCCTTCCGAATGAGCCGCATCACCATCTACCACAAAAACAACACCTTCCACAAATGGCCTCGGCAGAAGGACTCCCCTTATGAGTACATTGAGGGATACCACAAACAAAATTGGCCGTTCCACTCGATTCTCTCCGCACTCCGCATGATGCTGGACCACCAGAAGGTGTATCTTCACCGGGGCCATCTCCCGCAGGGCATGCGGGAATATGTCAGGGAAATTCTTCCAGACAGCCAAAAGCCACCCCGCCCCGGCCTCTCAAGGAAAAGGCGGCAACGGGAAGCCCGCATCGCCAAACGATTCGAGCGGAGGCAGAAGGCCATCCGCGTCTTGCAGATCATCGAGGAATGGGAAAGACAATCCCCTAGAAGCCCTCTTTCCTTATGCCCATCAAAAGGGATCGGAGCGTGATGGTGAGTGCCTTATGGTCAGCCTCATCCCGGTGCTCGTAGAAATAGGCCAAAGCAAAGAGGACGGCAATCTTGGCAACGTCTCCAGAGGCCATGAATTCTTCCTCATCCATCCTCGCTACGTCCATGCACAGGTTTTCTGCCGCTTGGATGAGCTTTTGAACAATATCATCCTCGGCATCGGTGTCAATCCTCAGATATTCCTTGGCTTCAGCAAGGGTAACAATCAATAGAACCACCCCCAACTGCAAAAAGGGACACCAATGAAGATGTCCCCCTCTTTGCAGGAAAAAATATTCTTTATGTCGAAACCTGCAACACTACAATCACGAGCCGGAAGAACCGGATGCCCCCTTCTTCACCTGCATGACCTTGATGGACTCGGCAAGGGTGAGCTTGCCGTCCACCCTCTGGGTGGTCATGAAGCCAACCTGCCCCGTAGTGGCAAAGAGCTCGTTGAGCCGCTTGAAGGTGCGTCCCTGACGGTCAACCACCCAGTAGTAGGACATGTCGCCGAACAGCACAGCCTTGTTCCCTGCCGCCAGTTCCGGCACATAGGGCGAAGTGTAGATGGGACGGTTGAGGATGGTGTCTGGTGTCCCCGCCGTGAGCGCGGTCTGCCAGAGGTACTGGTCGTTCTTGTCCTTGAGCTTCCTGATGGCCTTCACCGTGGAATCGTTCATGATCCACACCGCGTTCCTGCGGTAAGGCGCCCGGAGGCTGTAGAACAGGTCGATGAGGGAGTCTGCCGTGATGGAAACACTGGGAAGCGTGACACCGACATCCGCGCCACCATCATCGGCAAGGATACCCGTGGGCTTCTTGACACCGTCCCCGGCAAAGAATGCCTCCTCTTCCTTTGCCCCCATGCGGCGGGCAAATTCCGTGGCGATGTAGCCGGGGATATCAAAAGCGGAATCGTTCAGGAGTTCATCCGACACCTTGATGAAGGTTCCCAGCTTGTAGGCGCTGACGCTCATCTGGCTGAACTTGTCATCCGACTCGGGAACCAGGGCGTTCTCGTCCATCCACTCCGCCGTGCCATGGCTGCTCACCACAGGGATGAGGCGGTCACCGCTGGAGGTCTGGAGTGTACGGGCGAGCTTGCGGAAGATGTTCTCCTCGGTCAGGGCATCCACCAGGGTATGCTCATACTCGTCCGGTACAAGGAAACCGCCGTCTGCATCCGTGCCAATCTGGAGCACGTTGAACACATCCGGCGTTACGGCATGGGAGCGAACCATGTCCCAAAAGGCTGCCTTGTATTCATCCGATGCCCGCCCCTGCCTGATGGCGGGAATCCCCTCCTCTGCAGCGGGCTTTGCCGTAAGCGGCTGGCTGGTGGGACGGCTCAGCTCGTTCTCAATCTCCTGCTGGCGCTCCAGCCGCTGGATTTCCTTGCCCAGGGCATCGATGTCCTGCTCCATGCGTGTATAGGTTGCATCATCCTCAGCCGTGAGGATGCCTTTCTCCGTCCGATGGGACTCCAGGAAATTCTTCGCGGCTTCCCATGCCTGGGCGCGCTTTGCACGAAGTTCGTTGATTGTAGTTGCCATAAAAAATTCCTCCTTCAGATATGGTTCCTGATAATGGAAAGACGCTCCATGAGTACATCCACACAGCGTCCCTGTGGCTTATCCTCCTCCGGCGCTGCAACAGATTCTTTCTGCGTCGCATCGCCGGAGGGACTGTCGACATTGGCTTCCTTGGCGGGAACATCCTGCCCCGGCACATCAACTTCATTTGCCAAATCCGGCAGTTTTCCATCCTTCTCGGCAAGGCCGCACACCTTTGCCAGTTTGTTGAAGATGGCATTGGAAACTTCCCTGCGGGAGAAAAGGACGGCATCGGCCGCAAAATCAGCATCCGTCTCCCCCTCCCGTGTCAGGACAGTGTCTGCAAAGCCAAGCTCCACTGCCTTGTGCGCGCTGATGTAGCTTTCAGATTCCATCAGGCGAGAGATTTTCGCCCGTGCCAGTCCGGTCTTGGCGACGTAGGCATTGATGATGGACTCCTTCACCTCGGCAAGCATCGCAATAGCTTTTTCCATCTCGTTATGGTCGCCCATGGCGATGGTAGCGGGATTATGGATCATGAGAAGGGAAGTAGCATACATCTGCACCTCATCCCCCGCCATGGCAATGACGCTGGCCGCCGATGCCGCCAAGCCGTCGATTCTCACCGTAACCTTTCCTGGATACTCCACCAGCATGGAGTAAATCTGCGCTGCCGCAAAACAATCCCCGCCGGGAGAGCAAATCTGCACGGTGATGTTCCCTTCCCCGGCATAGAGCTCCTCCCGGAATTCATGGGGTGTAATCTCATCCCCCAGCCAGCTGTCCTCAGCGATTACACCGTTGAGCATCAGCGTCCGTTCCCCTGTTTCCGGGCTTTCCTTGTTCCATGCCCAAAATTTTCTTGTCTTTGCCATCTGTGTTGTTCTCCTTTCCATTCCTCAAATATGCCAGGCCCGCATCCTCCAGCTTTGCCATGTTGCCGTTCACCAGATACAAGTCCCCGCCTTTTTCCTCCGGGATGCGGTCAAGGCTCTCCAGTTGACGGATATCGTTGGCGCTCATCCACCCGTTCTGCCTGCCGATGGCGTAGCCCTGCATCCTGCTCTGGTAGTCACCGCGCAGGAGTCCGTCCACATTGAACTTGATGGTGTACTCCTTCTTCTCTTTCGGCAGGAGCAAGGCCCTCGCCATGGCCTGCTCAAAACGGCAGATCCATGGGGCAAGGGTGTATTTCACATACTCCAGGGACTGATGCTCAATATTTGAGAAGGTTGCTTTTTCGAGGTCGCCGACCATGTGTGGCGGCACCCGGAAGATACGGGCGATTTCGTTTAGCTGGAACTTCCTGGTTTCAAGGAATTGCGCCTGTTCCGGCGGGATGCCGATAGGCGTGTACTTCATTCCCTCTTCCAGGATGCCGATGCGATGGGAGTTCCTTCCCCCGTAGGCAAGCTCCCAGCTTTCCCTTATCTTGGCGGGATCCTTGAGCGTCCCAGGATACTCCAGCACCGCACTTGGTGTGGCTCCGTTGGCGAAGAAGGATGCACCGTATTCCTCGCAGGCCAGAGCCATGCCGATGGCATTCTTTGCCATGGCAATCGGGGAATAGCCGATGATGCCGTCAAAGCCCAGCCCCGGAATATGCAGGACATCCGCAGGAGAGAGCAGCACGGTGGTTCCCTTCATGGTGGGAGCCTCATCCTTCATGCAAAGGTACTCGTAGCAAAGCCTGCCGCCTTTGTCCCTGTCCACGGTCATCCGGTTTGGCATCAGCGGGTAGAGCGCCACCACCTCGCCCTTGCCGTTGCGGATGATTTGTGAAAATGCGTTTCCCCACAGGAGGAGATGCGTCATCATCGTTTCCCGGAACACGAAGGATGTCATTTCCGGATTCGGCTCATCGTGCAGCAGGAAATACAGAGGATGCTCTACCGCTCTTTCCTTGCCGCCGTTTTCGCCGTAATGGAAGAGATGAAGCGGCAGTCCCGCAATAGACTCTGACAGGATACGGACACAGGCATACACCGCGGTCATCTGCATGGCAGATTTCTCATTGACGCTTTTTCCTGACGGGGTGCCGCCAAAAAAGAATCGGTAAGCACTTCCCGCCGTGCTGTTGGTGGGCTTGTCCCTCGAACGGAACAGCCAATCCAAAATTCCCATGTGAATCACGCTCCCTTGAATTTACCAACGGTAATGAAACCAGATGACGAAAGGATGAAAAACATGCTCAAAATCTACAACAACAAAATCGATCTGGACACGCTTGACCCCGTAAAGCGAGGCTTCCTGTTCTCTGCGGCAGATGATGCTACGCAAAACTTCGCTGACCAGGACAATCACGATGAGTTCACTGCATTGTCCCAGAAGGAATACAGCGAACTTTTCGGATATGAATTCACGCTGAACAACATAGATTCTGCTTCCGTAAAGAAACTCTTTGCTGTTGTAGACGAGTTCTGCATAGAATGCCTGAGCCGGAAACAATTCAAAATGCTCAAGTCTATGGACGATGCGGAAAAGATGGATTTCGGAATGAATCTGTACGATGCCCAGATGTATGACTCCGGCAACATGGACGGGATGTTTCTTGATGCAGTGGACAAGCTGAAGAAGCCTACCGGGATGCCGCTCATCTGCCAGAGCGTACATGACGATATCCGAATTATATTCAAATGATG